TACTCCAAAGGTTTTGAGTTGTGGATCATGGCGTCTTTCTTCTGTGAGCCAGACGACGAGCCAAAGTAAAACGCCATAACACCTGTCCACCCGGCAGATAATGTGCCGAGCAGCATAAGCAGGACTTCCGAACCGTTCAATGGCAACCCGCTGATTAAGACGTATGCGATGATGCCGAAATAGCCTAACGTAACGCTGATCGCTAACGCCCGTGGAATCCAATCTTTGGCCTCTGTCTGCATCGCCCGCGCCGACTTACGGTCGTCCACCGCAAGTGCTTCCAGATCAATATCTAGGCTCTTCATCTGGACACGGAAGTCCGCGTCGATCTTCTTGACCGTTGCAAGCTGCTCAGGCGAGGCGGTGCGGAGTGCTGTTTGCAGATCGTCCTCAGAACCGTCTTCGTTGCCGAGCAGTGCTTGGGATAGCGCCTTCGTTGCCATGCCCGCCAGTGGGCCGCCAAGGGCCGTAGCGATGCTAGGCGCGACTGAGCCAAGTAGCGGCCCGAATGTTTTAAGCAGATCCATCGTCCTTACCTCCAGATTTAGAGCCTAACATGATACCCGACAGCGTACCTGTCAGGAACGTCGCAATCGGCGCAATTAACTTGAAAAATTCTTGGTCGTTTGGTGCTTGTCCGTCAATTGGTTGCACAACAAAAATCAGACTGTATAGCACTGCAAACACCGTCCCTGTAAGCGTCAGGCAAAGGCTGATGCCAATGATGAACTGAAGAAGCGCGTGGAGTTCGTCTTCCTTGATCCTCATCGCGCTACGGCTCCGCATGGATTTTGTTTGAGAGTGTCTGCGGAACAGGTTCCAGAGGCGGTGCAAATAGGCGGGTTGCACTCCGGCGCGTCCCAGTTCTTGGGGTCTTGGCATGGATAGCGATAACGATCCTCGCACCCCGACAAAACCAAAAATGCAACCGCCAACATATATTTCATTTGTGTGCCGTGAGATAAACGAAGAGCGCAAGACCGAGAGCCATAACGATAACGCCCAAGAACATCCATGCGCCCAAGATCAGTTCAGCTTGGCGTTCCTCGGCTTCCTTCTGCGCAGCGGCGGCCTGACGCACGGCCTCCTTACGCATTTCGGTGACTTCCTTCTGAATTGCAATCCACGCTTGTTGACCGTAAGCCCCTACAAACAGGTTCTTGGTGTCCAACTGAAGCTGTTGCGCCTTGGCCCGCAAAGCGTACAGCTTGATTGCTTCAGCCTCGTATTCTGCTTGGCTTTGGAATAGCTTCTTTTTTTGCCCAGAGGTCAATTGCGTGATCTGCGCAATTCTTGCGAACAGGCTTCCCACGCGCTCTACAACGTCGATGGCCTCGTGGCCGGCGTCGGTCGCTGACTTGATTCCATTGTAGATGGCCGTTGCGCCTGCCAGCAGCGTAAAGGGATCCATTTACTTATCCGCTTTGTTTTCAAGCCGTTCAAATATTTGGCGACAAATGTCTTTCAACTCTTTGACGCCTTCTTGAAACTCATCTTTGCGGATATAATGTGACGGTAGCGCGACCTCAATAATGTGAAGGTCTTTTCGCAGATCTTTCACCGCACCCCAAAGCTCACGCGCCAACCATCCCATGCCTGCGAGGATGATAGCGCCGCCAAGGTTAATGAGGGTCTGGGTGTCCATTATTGAGCCGCCAATGCGTTCTGGTTGACGGATGGTGGTGCAAGCATATTAGGAACCATGCCAATACCTGTCCCGGCTTGTGCAGCGCCAAACGTAGCTATGCCCCGCGCTAGTGCTTCTTTAAACCAATTTAATTTAAACTCGGCCGGTTCACGCATTGCGCGGAGTTGTTTTTCAAGACCATTGATAAACGCACGATCAACAAGCCCGCTTTCCAGCATAGGCTCAGCTATTTGCTTAAGCGCGTCTTCCCCAGAAAACGATTTAGGCGACCGTTCAGCAATGTCGGCGATATGTTGTGAGACTGCTTTGGCAAGAAGCGCACGGCCTTGTTCTGAACCTTGAAGCGCGTCGGCTACGTTTACCCAATCGCTCATCTTGTTGCTGCTCAAAAGCTGTGCAATGCGCATTTCAGGCGCGGCGTCGCCTACAATATCCGCTAACTTATTTTTGCCGCCAAGCCGTATGTTTTCAGCTTCTGCTAACTTATTTGCAAGCGTTACATCTGCCTGCTTTTCCATGCCCTTAGCTGTGCCGGTAAGCCCTTTGGAGGTACTGCCCGCTCTTTCAAGTTCGTCAACGTAATCAACTGCTTTTTGAAGCACAGGCTTAAGTTGTGGCGCAGATAGAAAATCCGAGTTCTTCTCCAACCAGGCGCGGGCTTCAATACCTGTTTTGCCGCTCAACTGTTTTGCAATATAATTAGACGCCGTGGTAAGCACCAGATCAGGATCTTGCGTAAGCGCCTGCAATTGTTCCACGCCAGTGCGGCTACCAAAAAATTTAGCCGGGATGTCTTTAGCATCGCCGACAAACATCTCAGGTGCCAGTTTCTCAGTCTTAAGCACCGCCGCGCCTGCCCCGCCCTTAAAATCAGCTAAAAGACCAGACGCTAACTCATACCCTTTTTGAAGGTCAGTTTGCGCTGCGCCTGCGTAATTGCTCTGGAGCTTGCTTAGATACCCGTACCATTCTTTAGCGCGGGCCTGCCCAAGTGCTTTGAACCCTTCTTCGCCTTGGCCAAACGCCGCATCACCAAGTTTGCGTCGAACGGTGTCAATCGCGTTAAAAGACGGCTGCAACACCTGGTAGTTTTGCCCGCCAATGTTTTGAATGTTTGCGCCCCTGCGCGCTAATTGTTGCGCTGAATTAGCCGACACCGGCTTCATTACCGGCGAAAGCGCGTCGCGCATCTGACGAAACGCAGAAAGCGTAAGTTGTTCTGTTTCAGGCGCTACGCCTTGCGAGGCGGGAATTTTTTTTTCCAACAGCACCGATTTTATTTTGCCGCTAAGTTGTTTGTAGAGCGGAAGATCCGATATAAACTCTTTGTTTTTTTCTTTTTCCGCTACGATTGCATCGCGTTCGGCTTTCATAGTTTGATAAGTTTCATCGCGGGCTAACGTCTGCTCGTCAAATCTTTTCAAGACCGCAGCGCGTTGCGTCCCGCCAATGTCGGTCAGTTCTACATTAGGGTCGCCTACGCGGTTAACCGTGCTTTTTGCTCTAGCCAGCGTATCATCAGCGGCGGTTAGCACACCTGTAGACTTAGCAAAATCAACTTTGTTTTGTTCATACGCCGCTGCTTCACGCGCCGCCGCCGCCGCGTCTGTTTCCGACGCAATACGTTGGCCGCCTTTTTTAATCTCTTCAAACAACTCTCTTGCCGCAGTCTCTCCGCCCTGCTTCATTGCCGTAACTGTGTCGCGGATGATTGTCTGTTCGCCTTGGGACAAATTATCAAAGCTCATGCCAAGTTCTTTAGCTACAGATCTAGCCCCTTTATCAATGTCTATAGGAAACGCCGAAGTTATAGCGGTAGCTATCTTTAGTACTTTACCAAACGCGGCGGGTGCGCCTATGTTTGCTACAAGATCTGCGGCAGCCGCGTATGAAGGTTTAACGCCTGCAATTTCAAGTTTTTGTTTTACAACATTGCCTGTAGTAGCGCCAAAAAGCCCGCTTATCATAGCGGGTGCGCGTGCGATAAACGGCGCGCCCAACTCCATTGCAGCGCCTGCGGCTTTAACTGGAGCGTAAGGGACTTTTTGTAGTACTTTCCCCGTGCCTTTAAGTATTTCAGGTAATGCAAACCCTGTAGCCGCGCCTGCGGTAGCCGCGCCGCCGGTTTCCATAAGATCAAGATTTTGCCGAACAGGTTCGTCCGCAAAAATACTATAGCCTGCATCTTTACGCCGCACGGCAAGGTTAGGCGTTACGGGCGCGTTATCAGGTATAAACCGTCCACCTGTTGTGGGCTGCGCGTTTTGCGTAGGTGCGGGTGCGTCGTCTGGAAAAAAAGGCATTATTCCACCACAAATGTTCCGGTTTGACCACCGATGTTGACACGCACGCGGTCGCCAGGTTTAGCGCCGCGTTGTTTAAGAATTTGACTTGCCGCGTCAGCATTTGGAAAAGAATTTTCGCGGACAATTTTTTGCGGCGGTAGCTCAATTTGCGGTGTGAACGCAAATTTAACCCCGCGTGCAGCAGCGTCTGTAACATCTTTATTATACAGACTAACTTTTGTTCTTAACGCATCAGCCCATATATCTAATACTTGCGGTAACGCAGTAGGGTCGGTTTCAAGTCGACCAAAAGCCTCTTGCATGGCTTGTTGTTGCTGTTGCGATGGCTGCGAATCCAATTTTTTAAGATTATCCAACACGCCCATAAACAAACGCGAACGCAATTCTTCAGCGCTTTTAACGCCTTCAACATCAATGTTTGCGCCAAGACGGTTGTTAAGAAATTTAGCCGCGTTAAGGTATGCTTCGCCGCCCGCGCCCATAAAGCTACTTGCTTCAGGAACAAGTTCTTTAACGCGCTCAATGTTGTCCAATACAACTACTGCTGCTTGAAGTTCTTTTTTGGTAGCAGCTACGTCCTCCATATATTTTTTTTGCGCCGTTTCGCTTGCGGGTTCAAAAAATTGATTATTAGTAATCTGCCGTTTATCCGTCGGCATAAGTGTTTGGCCACCAAGTTGAACCGGCGTAACATTGTTTGGATTTCTTTTATTAACCGCCATTAAACCTTGCGCAGTTTCTTGTAGTATAAATTCAGGGTTAGCTCTTTCCCACGCAAGTTTTGCTGCATCAGCAGCTTGAGTTGCCGTTTCATTTGGCGTAAGTGTTTTGTCAAAGCCCGTTACTTCTTTTTTGAATGTTGGGCTATCTGGGTTCATGTCAACAAAGACTTTTTTGCCGCCTAAATCTAACTCAACAGGTTTTGCCGTTTTTGCTTCTTTTGCGCGCTCAGTAGCTTGAACCAACTGCTCGCCGGTCAAACTAACTGAATGGGCTTGCCATGCGGCAGGGTCTTTATCAAACAGTTCTGCGCTGCGGGCAGCGGCGTCTTCCGGCGAACCGTACAATTCTGCAAATTCAGGAAATTCTCTTGCCATTATCCGTGCAAAATTTGCCGCGCTGTCGGAGGTGGTAACAGAATTTGCAAATTGTTTTACAAGGTTTAATCGGGCATCGACATTTTTAATATCTATACCTTTTATATTTGCCGTTTTCTCCGCAGTCTCTGCCTCTGTTTTTTTACCAAGAAGGTTCTTATTTTGAAGTTCAGCAATATCGCCGGCTTGTGAGGCAAAACCTTTTGTAAGCAATTTATTTTGTATGTCCGCATATGGATCGTTAGCAACGCCCGCGCCGCTGTAAGATTGTCCACGTTGGCCTATAACCGCTGGCGTCACGCCAAAGTTGCTATATATTTCAAGCAATTCGCGTTTACGAGCTTGTTCAGCCAGTGCATTACCCGCCGCTGCCTTACGCTCCTGCGCCGCCCGCGCACGATCTTCCATCGTGTACTGCTGCTGCAACCGCGCATTTTCTTGCGCTATTCGCCCGCTTTGAAGTTGCGACAATGAGTTGGCAGTGCCTACAAAATCAAAAGGGCCGGGGACATAAATTTCAGCCATTGTCAAACTCCTTAAGCGGGTCTACTTGGAGGTAAAAGCACTTGCCCGCCGCCGCTTAAATTAGCGTAATTGCTGTATGGGTCATAACCTTTACCAAACATCTGGTTGTACATCATATTGGAATTGATTGTTCCCGCCGCGCCGCCCAACGCTCTGTTCCAAGCATCTGCCGAGCCAGTATAGCCAGAAGCGCGGGCGTTGCCTGCGGCCATCATGGTAGTACCGGCGTTGGAAGCGTAGGTCTGCCCTGCCGAGCCAAGCGTGTTGGCCGACGATTGACCCTGCCCAAGCAAAGACTGGAGCGGGTTTAACACGTTTGCGCGGTTTGTCTGATAACGGTCGTAGGCGTTTTGGTATTCTTGCGAACCAAGTTGTTGCCCAAACGCTGTAGCTCCGCGAAGCGCATTGCCAGAGATTAAACCGCCTCTGGCCGCTGCCTGTTGATCAAGACCTTTCAAGCCTTCCTTCATGCGGAACGCATACCCAGGGTCAGCTTGAAAATCGTCCATACCAAACGCTTTTGTAAGCGAACCGTATCCCGCCGCGCCTTTATTTTTGCTTAAACCAAGAAGATCCATCAAACGGTTTTGCCCAGCAATGCCGGCTTCGTAAAATC